GAGTTTCTTGAGGCAATGTCTCAAAAGCCAAATGAAGATAAGTTTATGAATCCAATACGTACTGGAGACATTAAGAAAGCCGAGATGGTCACGACCGGTCAGCTGCTGCTTGTTGCTAAAGAGCGTACACTTCATTATCGTCCAATATATTCTGCTGTAGAGTTTGACTATAAAAAGTTAAACTCTGAAGAAGCAAAAACATTCTTTGAAATAATTTCTAGTAGAAAATTACTTTCTTTCAAAGAATTTACTCTTCCAGAATATAAATAAATTTGTGCCTCCACGGTGGAGGTGCCAGCAGATGCCAGAATTGGGTCTGCTGTTTAACATATAAAACTCGCTTAAATAGGAGAAACGAAAATGAAAATAAGTACGACATACAGGCCGTTTGGCATTGGGTTTGATCAGCTCTTTAGAGAGTTCGATCTAATTAACAAGGAAAATACCAACGTATATCCACCTCATAATGTGGTGAAACTCGATGAAGATAATTTTGTCATTGAACTTGCTGTTGCAGGTTTCGACACAAAAGAACTCAATATCGAAACGTTGGAAAATTCGCTGGTAATTACTGGCGAAAAGCGTGATAAGGATGAACGGGAATATTCCCACAAAGGCATCAGCACGAGAAAGTTTACTCGACGTTTTTCACTCGCCGAGCATGTGCATGTAAGCGGTGCCTCTCTAGAAAACGGAATTCTTAGCATCTCACTCGAGAGACAAATTCCTGAAGAGAAAAAACCACGCACTATAAAAATTAAATAATAAAGTAATAATATAAAAATACCAAACCGGCAAAGATTGTTGTTTACATCTTTGCCGGTTTATGGTATAATACTCTCACATGATTAACGGTTTCTATACTTGCATTGAACGTAAGATGAATACCCTGCTCTATCGCGGGTATGATAATGATGGAGTAAAGATTTATGATACATTCAAGTTTCGACCTGTGATGTATCTCGAGAGTAAGGACAGCAATGCAAAATGGCGATCACTTGACGGACTCCCACTTGAGCCTATGAGATTCGACAGCATGTCCGACTGTCGAGCATTTATTAAAAACTATGAAGGTATAGACAACTTTAAAATTTATGGAAATGATCGTCATATACCTGCTTTTATTCAAGCAGAATTTCCAAATGAAATTAAGTATGATCCTAAACGCATTGATGTCGTATCGCTTGATATTGAATGTCGTTCTGACAATGGTTTCCCTGAACCATCGGTCGCTGATCAAGAGATAACAGCGATTGGTCTTAAGAGCAGTCGTCTCGACTATTATATTGTTTGGGGATTAAAGTCGTATGACGCTTCGCAGTCGAGTGTGCCTCATCTTAAAAAGCAGTTTCGTCAATTTGACAGCGAATATGAATTGCTAGAAGACTTTATCGAGTGGTGGTTTGATACCCTAAACACTCCTGATGTAGTGACAGGTTGGAACATTCGACTGTTCGATATTCCATATCTTGTAAATCGTATTGCTCGTGTGCTTGGTCAGGACGCAGCTAAGAAGATGTCACCTTGGAATTATGTTGAACAAAAGTCAGTCATGATTAAAGGCAAAGAAAACTTCTTGTACAACTTGTATGGCATTCAACAGCTCGACTATCTCGATCTCTTTAAAAAGTTTGCAGCAAACACTTATGGCGCTCAAGAGTCGTATCGATTAGACTTTATCGCTGAAGTTGTACTCGGTCAAAATAAGATTGACTACAGCCAATATGGCACTCTCACCGAACTCTACGAACGCGACTATCAAAAGTTTATCGACTATAACATCGTTGACATTGAACTTATCGAACGCCTCGAAGCAAAGCTTGGACTCATCAGTCTTGTCTTTACGCTTTCATATTTTGGTGGCGTAAACTATGCAGACACGCTAGGCACCGTTGCAATCTGGGACAGCATCATTTTCCGTAAACTTGCTAGCAGACACATCGCGATTCCGCCAAACACTCGTTCGTTTAAGAGTGACTATGCTGGTGGATTTGTTAAAGAGCCACAAGTCGGTCGTCACGAATGGGTTATGAGCTTTGACCTTAATAGCTTGTATCCCAATCTTATTGTGCAATACAACATGAGTCCTGAAACTATCGTGCCTCATATGAAAGTCGCTGCGCTTCAAAATGGTGGTGAAGACAAGATTTTAAATTCAGAACAGGTGTGGGCGCCTGAAGATAATCTTGCAGTTGCAGCAAATGGTGCATGCTTTCGTCGTGACAAGCAAGGCATCCTGCCTGAAATTATTGAAGAGCTCTATAACCAGCGTGTCGAAGTAAAGCGCAAGATGCTTGACTATGAAGCAGAAGCAGAGATGGTTGATAAGGCATCTCGTCGTTATGCTGACCTTCAAATCGAAATTGATCGTGCGAGTAATCGTCAAATGTGTCTTAAGATTTTGCTTAACAGCCTGTATGGCGCTGCTGCAAACCAATATTTCCGCTATTTCAACCTTGACATTGCAGAAGGCATCACGCTGTCCGGCCAACTCGCAATTCATACCGCTGAAAATGCAGTAAATGAATATCTTGTTAAAGCGCTCGTGGATGAGACACCTAAAGACCGTATTGTTGCATCTGACACAGATTCGATCTATATCAATCTTGCTGACGTAATTGAAAAGTGTAAGCCTAAAGACCCTCATGCATTCTTGATTAAGTTTGGTAAAGACGCGCTTGAGCCTGTAATTAAAAATGCATACAACAATCTTGCTCGCAAGACAAACGTCTATAAAAATACAATGGTCATGAAGGTTGAAAAGATTAGCAGCGTAGCAATCTTTACAGCCAAAAAGCGATATATCCTAAATGTTCTTTCGAGTGAAGGCGTGCAATATGCTGAGCCTAAGATTGTAATGAAGGGCATTGAAGCAATTAAGAGCAGCACTCCAAAGATTTGTCGCGAAGAGTTTAAACGCATCTTTAAGATTCTCGTGACACAAACTGAAAAAGACATTCAAGCTGAAGTTGCAAAGTTTAGAGCAGAGTTTGATGTGTATGACGTTGAAAAGATGGCGTTTCCTCGTGGGGTGTCGGATATTGTAAAGTGGACGCAACGGACAAGTAAAAATGAAAATACGGTTCCATACAAGAGTGGAACTCCTATCAACAGTCGCGCGTCAATTATGTACAATCATATGCTGAAAAAGCTTGGACTCACACAACAATATCATCTCATTAAAGGCGGTGATAAGATCAAATATATCTATCTCAAAAAAGGTAATCCTACTGGTGAAAACGTAATCGCGTTTATTGATCATCTTCCACAAGAGTTTGATTTGCATCGTTGGGTTGATCGTGATCTGCTCTTTGAAAAAACATTCTTAGACCCCCTTCAACTCGTACTTGATGCAGTGCAATGGAAAGCAGAGCCAGTCGCAAGCCTTGAAGACTTCTTCGGTTAAACATATAACTATTATTATGAACAAAGACAAAGCAATTGACAGATACCAAAGAATGAAGCGTGCATTCGAAAGCCACTCTACACTAATGCTAGACTCAGATGTCGCACTCGACATGGAGACGATGCATTCGTACTATGAAGTCTATGATGCATTAGAAACACTAGACAAACCAAAACTGCTCGAGTTTCTTAAATTTAGATTTAGATTTTTGCAAGAAGAACTTGATGAAGGACAACGTGCTATCGAACAGGGTAACGCTGAAGAAGTTGTAGACAGCTTGATCGATCTCGTTGTCGTTGCTGTAGGAACTCTCGACCTGTTTGGTGTTGACTTTAACCGTGCATGGTATGAAGTATGGAGAGCAAACATGAACAAAGAGGTAGGAATAAAAGAAGGTCGACCAAATCCTTTCGGACTCCCGGATCTTGTAAAGCCAGAGGGATGGACAGCTCCATCACACGCTAACAATCATGGCGCGTTAAAAAACCTATTTACAAAAGACTAAAGAGTGTGTATAATTAGACACGCATGACATACAGTCTTACAATATTTAAAAGCATCTTTGACAACAAGACTCATCGTCGTATGAGTTTTGACTCTTTTGATGGCTTTGAAAAGTTGCTCTATGATTTGAGTGCACAGCCCGGTTATAAACCCAAAAAGGGTGAATTTCGCATAGGCTCACCGCTCATAAGTCCTGCAATATTCAAAGAAGGTGAGACTCGTAAAAATGCAAACGTGTTGGCATGGGGAGGATGGGCAGCACTTGATGTTGATGACTATAGCGGATCATTCGATGATGCCATAGACACATTTAAAGACGTGAGATATGTTTGCTATTCGTCAGCGAGCAGCACAGTTGAAAAACCGAAATTTAGAATGATCTTTCCGCTCACGCATCAAGTGTCGACAGATCACATTCGTCATTTTTGGTATGCACTAAACAAAGAATACAATTCGCTCGGTGATCCGCAAACAAAAGACTTGTCTCGCATGTATTATGTGCCTGCAAAATATCCACAGTCAAATCACTTTATCTTTTCTCATAGTGACGCACCTCTCTTAAACCCTCATGAACTTATGGCTCGTCACGAATATGTCAATCCATACAAAGACAATAGTTTCTTAGGAAAATTACCTGATGAGATTCGTGAAAAGATAGAGCGTCATAAAAA